GGCTCAGGGTTTTGAGTGACGTTCCTGAACTGCTCAGCGCAAATGATTAGATCAGTGCGGTCTTCGCCGTCCTGGGTCTTCCATCGGTTGGTCTTGACCCGGCCAGCCACCGCCACGAGATCGCCTTGAGCGCATTGATCGCTAAAGGCGACCCCATGTGCTCCCCATATCTCAACCGTAAACCAATCAGGCTGAGAGCCGTCATCCTTCTTGGCTCCTGCTTTATTGATCGCGATGCGACCTTTCGCGACGCAGTTGCCAGAATCAAACGTCTTTAGCTCAGGGGCACGCGCCAAGCGTCCTACAAAATTATGTGAGGCAGACCGCAGAACAGCGGCCATAATTTCTTGTCCAGTCATAGTAAAAAAATTAGAAAGGGTCAGCAATGTCAGCAGCAGGAGCAGGAGACGGCTCCGCATCTTGAACGACAACAGGCATTTGCTGCGCCGTGATCTGCTCATTCAGCTCCGCCACAACATTAGTGACCGGCGCGTCTTCAACTTGAACCCTTGCAGGCTTAATCGTCTCCATCTCTTCTTTGACCCCAAGGCCAAGCAACACTTCAGGCATAAACAAATTAATTAGCCGTGTTGCAGATCGCCACCTCAGCATTTGCTCAGGCATTGTCCGATACTTTGAATTGCTGGTCCAGCCATCAGCCTTGGCTTCTGCCAGTGAGACAGACACGTCAATCCGCTCACCTGTTTCTTTCATCGTTGCTTTGGCCGTCACAACTAACGATTCACCGCTGCCGGTGGTCTCCCATGTGATCGGGCCAGAAAGCAGCCCTGACTTATTCGCCCGGCTAATTGAAAACTTGGCGCTTGTGCTTGGCTTGCCTTTGATGATCGCCACCTCTTGAAACATCACCATTGGATGCTCCCCAAGCTGTTCGGCATACATCAATGCAACTAAACACGCTTCAGGCTTGCCCTGAAAGTGTTGAGGCACCATCCCAGACATTGAGAACACTTTCGCTACCCGATACAGGTGCTCCAGTGCTTGGCCGTTGTGCAAGAACGCGAGCGGCGTTGGTGATTGCGTTGTCGTAATCGCTGATGAGTTCGTCATAGTTAGGCGGTTGAGGGTTTGTTCTGTAGCGGTAAAGCTCAAGCAGTTGCTTGTCAGCGTTAGTCATTGCACCATCCAGGCAGCTCAAGCGGCTCTTGGATCTGATCTCCATAACCAGGCCAGACACCAGAAGCTCTGCATTCTGCGATCTGCTCCAATGCCCTGCTGATCCGGCGCTGGCCCGCTGTAATCATCAGCGGCGACGCTGGGTAAACCGCTACGGCATAGGGCCGTATTGATTCAACAGCAATCGTGATGAACTGCTCAGCGCCAAGTGCATCTTGGTTCCATGCAGCTTGAATGTGATAAGAAAAATTGGCTGTGCTCTTGGCAAATCCAGATCGGCTTGCGTCTTGCGTGGTTTTTACATCCACAACAATCCGCTGATCTGCTGAATGCCAGTCAGGCCGGGTTTTGCATTCCACGCCTGTCGCAGCATCGGTCCAGCTATACGACTGCTCAACCTTGCCCGGCATTTCAAGCAAAAATTTTGCCGCTGGATGGGAACGCACAGCCTCAGCCATGAATGCCACTTCCTCGGCATCGTCAGCGCTTAAAACGACTCGGCCTGCAGCAGCCTGCTCAAATTCAGCAGCAGCCGCCTTGCCTGCTTTTGTTCTGCGATCTAATCGCGGCTGAACCGCCACCACATCCGTCCATGTTTCGGGCTCTAAAACCGCAGTATGAAGCGCCGTTCCCTTTTGCATCGCTGCCGTAGGCGCTGCCTTGATCGCGTTTGGGTTCTCAAAGCGGTCCCAATAATGCAGCATCGTCCGCTCTTTCAACCTGCTAGGGCTGACCGCTGACATCGCGTGATATTCCTCATTGCTCAAGTTCGGGTGATGCGTCAGTTTTGGCATAGGGTGCTTTTGATGCCTCGGCAACATAACCGCGAGCATCCAAGAAACGCTCATTTGAAGTCGCATCTCTTCACATGAAAATCACGCTTCGGGATTACCAGCAGAAATCTGTTGATGAAATCCGTTACGCCATGCAGTGCGGTCATCGCTCAGTGCTGTTTGTCTTGCCTACTGGCGGAGGAAAGACCGTCATTTTTTCCTACATCACCGAATCAGCCGCAACCAAGGGAAACCGTGTTCTGATCTTGGTTCATCGTCAAGAGCTGGTTGAGCAAACATCTCGCACCCTTGCAGACATTGGCGTTGGTCACGGCATCATTGCCAACGGTTGGAAGCAAGACCTTTCCCATGGTGTTCAAGTCGCATCCGTTGCAACACTCGCTCGGCGGATGCACCGGCTTGACCCAGCCTTCTTTCAGCTCATCGTCATCGATGAAGCTCATCATGCTGTTGCCGGCACATGGGAGGCGATCCTGGCTCACTTTGATAATGCAATGCGCTTAGGGGTTACTGCCACTCCTGAACGCTTAGACGGTCATGGCCTAGGCAGTATGTTTTCCATCATGATCGAAGGCCCGCAAGCCTTGGAGCTTCAAGAGGCTGGCCACATTGTGCCGGCAAAATATTTTGCGCACCCAGGCCACGAAGACAAAGTTCTGCCAACAAAAGGCGATGAATTTGATTTAGACGCCTTAGAGGAAGAAGCTCTGACCCGTAGGGCGCTCGATTCGCCCGTTAAGCAGTACAAAGCCAAGCTCAATGGTCAGACCGCTGTCGCGTTTTGCCTGACAATTGCTCACGCTGAAATGCTCGCCGATTCGTTTTGCATGGCAGGCATTCCATCCGTAGTGCTTGACGGCAAGCTTTCAAAAGCCGTCAGACGACAACGCCTTAAAGCGCTAGCAGAAGGGAAGATCAAGGTGATCACCAGCTGCATGGTTATCTCAGAAGGTTTTGACCTGCCAAGCGTTGGAGGCTGCCTCCTCGTTCGGCCAACAATGTCCCTAGCGCTACACCTGCAACAGATAGGCAGATGTTTGAGGCCAGCTCCTGGCAAAACTCACGCCACCATCATCGACATGGTTGGCAATACCAACCGCCACGGCTTTCACATCATCGAACGAGAATGGAGCCTTGCAGACAAAGAACGCAAAGAAACGCTTTCCGTAAAAGAATGCCCTGATTGCTACGCAATATTGCCAATCAGTACAACGGTTTGCACTGAATGGGACAACGTTAAAGAACGAGAATGCGGCCATGTTTTTGGCAAAGGCCCCCGTGAACTTAAGCCTTTAGAAGAAGCCGGAGATGTGATCGTTGTTGAGTTGGATCAGAGCCAAATTCGTTTGAAACGTAGGTTTGAAGAACGCGAAGCCCGTACGCTGGAAGCTCTTCAAGAATTAGGCAGGCAGCGTGGATACAAACCAGGATGGGCCTACATCAAACACAAAGGACGCCAAATCAAACGAAGCTCTAGTTCAGCAACGGATTCGCTTGACTCTTGGTCGCGGCCATAGCCGCATCTTTCGTAATAACGTCGGCGCCTTAAAGGACAAGTCCGGGCGCCTAGTACGTTATGGCCTCCAAAAAGGCAGTTCAGATTTGATCGGTTGGACGACAAAAGAAATTAATGGTCAACGCATTGCCGTGTTCACTGCCATCGAAGTAAAAGACAAAGGCCGGCCTACACCCGAACAGCTCAACTTCATCGCTCAGGTCAAAGCCGCAGGAGGAATCGCCGGGATCGCACGTTCCCCAGAGGAAGCCCTAGAGATTGTGAAGCAATACAACAGCGACCAAGGCGCAGCAGACCCGGCCCCATAACGTCGGCAGGCATTCCCCCTTCTGACATGGCACTGCGATCAGATCCCGCTCATCTTCTCAAAAAACTATTCAAAGACGCTCACAGCTGCGAACCCAGCTCCATCGCTGTTGCAATTGAATGGGCTCAAAATTTGCCCATGTGGGCCGAACATCAAATCAAATATCGGGGTTGGTCGTACCAAGCCACTGAGGCCACCGTTCGCGAAGCTCGCAGGCTTCTGAACCGTATCGAGGCCGTTGATCAGTGAATTGTCACAAGCTTTTGTTCTTCACGGTCTGCTGTCATATCCGCAGGCAGCCACGCCAATACGTTGAGGTGCGTGCCTACAGCCCGCAACATGCCAAACATCTTGCCTCGATTATTCACCCAAACGCTTCCTATCGCATCGTTGTCCCTCACTTATGACCCCTGACATCAACAAAGCTGCTGAAGGCCGCTGGCCTGAGCTGCTGTCCTCTATTGCTGGTATCACCGCTAAACAGCTCACAAATGAACACCAGCCCTGCCCCCTATGTGGCGGAAAAGATCGTTATCGATTCGATGATGTAGACGGCTCCGGCTCTTGGTACTGCAATCAATGCGGCGGCAAACACCATTCAGGTGGTGGTGGCAATGGCATGACCCTATTGATTCGTAAAACTGGAATGAGCTTCAAAGAGGCCGCGCAAAAAATTGAGCAGCATCTTGGCCTCAGCGCACCGCCATCAGATCCGCCGACGCAAGGCGCTGAACTCGTTCATCACTACTCCCAGACATTCATCATCTGCCGCTTCCCCAATAAAAAGATCCGCCCCCTTACTTGGGTCAACAACAAATGGAATTGGAAGGCCCCAGAAGGAATCCGGCCCCTCCTCCTCTCCCATCAGCTACACACCCGGCCTGATGCTGGCGTCCTAATCGTGGAAGGCGAAAAAACCTATGACGCAGCCTGCAAGCTGTTCCCCTCCTCCATCGTCTGCACTTGGTCCGGTGGCTCCTCCGCCATCACAAAATCAAACTGGGCAGCACTAAAAGATAGACGTGTTGCAATCTGGCCTGACAATGACGCTGCAGGCCGCAAAGCAGCCGACAAAATCGCCAACACACTGCACGATCTCGGCTGCACCTCAATTAGCGAGATCCCCTCACCGCCAGATGCCCCATCAGCTTGGGATTTAGCTGACGCCACTGACTGGACTTCAGCCCAAGCTCTTGACCATGTAAAACAAAATCGACAACAAAAAAGCTGGGGCATCACTCCCAGCTCAACACCCAACTCAACAAAGGAGGCGCCCAAACCCCCTCAAGAAACTAGCACCGGCCACTTTCAACTGCTCGGTTATGACTCCCAAGGCGGCTACTACTACCAACCATCAAGAGATGGCCTGATCAAACGCATCTCAACGCAGTCGCATACTGCGACCATGCTCACAAGCCTCGCCTCTGAATCATATTGGGCCACCATTTACCCCGGCAGGAATGACAACGGTGTCAACTGGACATCAGCTGCCTCAGCACTTTTTGAACAGCAAGCAGCTGTTGGGATGTTTGACCCTGGCCGCATCCGTGGCCGTGGCGCATGGCGTGATGCAAATCGAACCATCATTCACCTCGGTGATCGCCTCCTAGTTGATGGCACACCTAAACCCATCACCAAGCCAATAGTCAGTCGTTATCGCTATCAGCACCTAGTACGTATCGATGGTGCCGACGGCCTGCCCCCACTTAGCGACGATTACGCAGCTCAAATCGGCAATATCGCCAAGCGCTTTCATTGGTCAAACCCCCTTTACGGTGCGCTCATCGCTGGCTGGATTGTTACGGCCCCGATCTGCGGTGCTCTTCGCTGGCGGCCACATATCTGGCTAACAGCAGGCAGCGGCAGCGGCAAATCTGAATTTCTTACCCGATTCCTTACGCCCCTGCTTGATGAAATGGCCCTATCAGTTGAAGGTGGCACATCTGAAGCCGGCATCCGTCAACAGCTCGGTACTGATGCTTTGCCCGTGATCCTTGATGAAGCCGAATCCAACGAAAAAGCAGACGCTCAACGAATGCAAAACATCCTGGCCTTAGCCCGTGTTGCAAGTTCTGAATCCAGATCCGCATTAATCAAAGGATCACCCGGTGGCGTAACTCAATCCTACAAAGTCCGCTCAATGTTTTTCTTGTCATCGATCGGCACCGCACTAAAACAAAACGCTGATCGCAACAGATTTGTCGAAATTTCGATGCAATCGCCGCATGAAATGGACCCTGAAACACGCCGCAAACATTGGGAGGCCCTAGACGCTGATCTCGCCAAATACATCACCCCAGAGATTGGTCAACAATTAATGGCACGCACATTCACTATGCTTCCAACAATTTTGGAAAGCACCGAAGCCTTTACCCGTGCAGCAACAAAACATTTTGGCAGCTCTAGAACCGGCGATCAGTACGGCCCTCTTTTGGCTGGGGCCTACTCACTAATCGATAGCGAAGCGCCTACGACTGAAACCGCTGAGCTTTTCCTGGCCCAGCTGCAGTGGAATGATGACCACCGCGATCATGGCCCATCAGATGAGCGCAACTGCCTCAGCAAGATCCTGCAGCACCCCGTCAGGGCTGAGGCCGGCGATCGCTCATACACCCGCACCGTGGGTGAACTGATCGACATCTGCCTAGGCCATAAAACTGACGTTGACGTGACCGCCACACCGGCTAATTCAGCACTCCTCAGGCTTGGCATTCGCGTCGAAAAGGATGACCGCGAGATCTGCATCTCCAACACCGCTGAGGGCATCCGATCGATCCTCAAAGCCACTCAATGGGAAAATTGTTGGCCTCTGACCCTTGCCCGACTGCCTGGTTCATCCAAAAAGAAGCCGATGCGATTCACAGGGGCCGGCAGCATCGCCAGATCGATAGCAGTTGACGTTGAGGCGCTTTAGTTTTTCGGATAACTTCCCTCCAAAACCGTTACTCCCTGTTACCCCCTTGCGCCGCAAGGGGTTTGCTGTTACAGGGCGTAACAAGCGGAAACAAGTGGCAAAAACGCTGTAACCCGCTGCGCTGCAACGGATCTCGGCAAAAGTAACAGCGTAACGCTTGGAAGGGGATAAATATATATAGATACTTAGATAGAAACAGACATATCTATATGTCTATAAATAAATAAACCTCTATATAAATAGATTTATTTGTTACAGCGTCACATTTGAGTAATAGCAAGGGGTTTGAACCCGTAACCAAAAAAAACAGGCGTAACCGTTGCCAAGGCCCTGCCTAGGCGCTATGTTTTGGGCACGCCAGAGATGGCACCCCTCGCTTGAGATTCATGGCCGCAACCAAAACCGCCACGACTTGGGATCTGGTCTGCTCCGCAAATCAGCACCTCGATTCCCGCAGCGCCAACGCACGCATCAACCAGTTTTTCCCTGGTTGGTATGAGCTGATCACAAGCTCCGGCGTTCGGATTGGCCACAAAATGGACGACCAAGCCGTAAGAGCGTTTATCAATCAGGCCGTCTTCGCTGCTTGAACGCTCTGAGAGGGGCCTAGGAGCCCCTGCAACAGGCCGGGAAGCCTGACTGCATACAAGACCCTCAAGAGGGAAAAACAGGGCAGCTGTAGGGGCTGATCCATCTCCCGGTCATTCACACCCCTGAAAATCAAATGTCAATCAACTGCCCAAACTGCGGGAAACCCGTCATCCGCACCACATGCACACGGCGCAAAGGTGACACCCGTATTCGTTACCGTCGATGCCCCGCCTGCGACCATCCTTTCAGGACTGAGCAAACAATCACCCCTGAAATCGTTATGAATAGGAAGCGTGTTTGCACAACGCCGCATAATGCAAAACTTCAGCCCTTTGAAGTTGCTGACATCAAAAAGTTTTTGCAAAATAATATCTACACCCCATATCAACTTGCCCTTCAATACGATGTTTCTCTCAGCGCTATTCAGCACATTCGCAAAGGCGAAACCTGGAAGAGCGTTGAACCTGCTCTATAATGTCTCCCAATAGTAGGTTAAAATGGCAAACTTAAGGCGGCGACATTACAAACTAAACTCAAAAGTAATTGAAGCCGTTCGCCATCTCGCAGAATATGGCGCAGCTCTAGAACACATCGCCGCTGCAGTTGGTGTTAGTTATGCAGCCTTAAAGCAGTGGATTGGCAATGCAAAAGGCCCTAGCCCTACTGAAGAAGAAATAGCTCTTCTGGATGCTCTTAATGAAGGTCGTGCAGCTGGTGCCCATAAATTTATAAATATCATCACAAGTTGTGCGCAAGATGGTGATAGCAAATCAGCGCAATGGATGCTTACTCATAGTCCGTCATATCGCAAGCACTACAGCGACAATGCCGCCGTCACACGCGCAAGAAATGAAGGCATTGAAGCTGCCGTATCAGCCATCGCTGAGGCAAACCTCACGCCAGAGCAAGAGCGCACCGTTCTGCTTCGCATTCAGGCCAAAACCGGTCAAGAGTTAGTGCCAAGTGAAGAGGGATAACCCAATACTTGCCAGGCTGGCAGAACTGCAGACTGAGGCGGTAGGCAGCCGTTCGGCATTGGCTGATGTTGACGACCTTTTGCAACGCATCGCGGCCACGCTTAACGCTGGTCAGCTCAGCGCATTTGAGGTAGAGCGCTTGAGCGCTATCGCTGCATCACAAGGCGGATCACCTAACAGCATCCCTGAAATCGGCATCAGCGCCGGTTATGGCAGCGGCAAGACTTATTGCGCTCATGCGGTTGCCGTAAAGATGGCCGCCTTGAACCAAGGCTTTGTCGGCTGTGTGATGGAACCAACCAGCGATATGGTGCGCAGAATTTGGGCGCCAAAGTTTGAAGATTTTTTAGATAGTTTTGGCATTCCATACACCCCACGAGTGGCGCCGTATGTAAGTCATACTTTGCATTTTCCTGGCGGTGATTCAACAATCCTTGGCCTGTCGTTTGAAAATTATCAACGCATCGTTGGTGATGACTGGGCCTTCGCAATCATCGATGAGGTTGATACTGCGAAAGCCTCAATCGCTCAGCGTGCTTATGACAAGATCCTGGGCCGTATCAGGGTCGGAAACTTCAACCAGCTCCACTGCTACTCAACGCCAGAGGGCTTTGGGTTCCATTACCAAACTTTCGGCACTGATGCAGCACGGGAGGGCAAGCGCCGAGCGCTGCTGAGGATGAAGACGGCAGATAATGCCCATAACCTCCGGCCTGGTTTCGTCGATGACCTGCTGAGCCGTTACACCCAAGAGCAATGCCGGGCTTACCTAGAAGGCGTATACCAGAACCTGGCGACGGGCACGGTCTATGACAGGTTTGACCGGGCTAAGCACGTCTCAGGCGTTGATGATGATCCACTGGCTGAGGAGCCGCTGAGAATTGGCATTGATTTCAATGTGGGCAATATGAACGCAGTGGTCGCGATCCGGTCAGGCAATGCCCTGCATTTCATCGATGAGATCAGCCAGGCGCACGATACTGATGCCCTGGCACAAGAGATTTGCGCTCGTTACCCAGGCCGGACGCTTTACGGCTACCCCGATGCCTCAGGTGGCAACCGCTCGACTAATGCGACCAAAACTGATCTGGAGATATTGGCCAGTTATGGCATCAGCAACCAATCGCCTAAGGCCAATCCCAGGGTCGCTGATCGGGTTTCTGCTCTGCAAGGTGCTTTGGAGAACGGGAAAGGTGAAATCAGGATCCAGATCAACCCACGATGCAAAAAGCTGATCGAATGCCTAGAGCTGCAGGCATATAACGAGCGGCAGGAGCCAGACAAAGAATCTGGCCATGATCACATGAACGACGCGGCAGGGTATCTCGTATGGCGTGAGCTGAACCCACTGCATCGCAGGGCTGGCCGTGGCACCGGGATTAGACTGTACTAACGAAACATTGAACAATGGCAAAGCGCGGCGGCGGATCTGGCAGGAAGTACGTCCGCGACTCAATCGGGCGTTTTGCGTCTAAGGGTTTTAGCGGTCAGACGGGAGGCCGTGGCGCACGGCTGAAAGCTAAGGGCAAGAAACGCGACGGTGGCGGGGCAATCGTCAAGCCAAGCAGGATCGGTGAGATGAAAAACACCATCTCAAAGTCGAGTTCAAAGCGGAAGGTCAACGCAAGCAGCAGGGCCACTGACCGCCAAATCGCAAGAGATGTAGCAGCACGATCAAAGCCGACATCAGCACGGACAAGCAAGGGGCCAACCAATAAGGCAAAAGTTGCTTACAAGCGTGCCAGCGGTGACGCTCGGATGAGGAATGCAGACCTGAGAGGCGCAGATGCTAAGGAGCGGCGGATGGCCAATAGCGCGTCAGCCAAGGTCAAGAATATGCAGCGCCGCAGATCGGCATCAACACCTAAAGCAGGCGCAGACGCTCCACGCAGCAAGCAAAAAGCAAGGGAGCTTGCACGGGTCAAAAGGGCTTCCAGCAACGAAAGGAAAGCCTATGCAGCTAGGGGCGACGGGGCTGGTACTGCTAAACAATCCCGCAGCGCATCTGTTGCAAAGCGTGCCCAAGATATTTACAGCGGCAAGATCAGCGCATCGAAGAAAACCACATCAAGACTTACCCGCACACAAAACCCTGATGTTTTGAGGGCGAGGATCAAGAAAGGCGAGAAGCTTACGGCAGCACGCGCTAAAAAAAAAAGCGTAACGGCCAATAGCGCACGGGCTACCGGCAAGCTGACCAGGCCCGTCGCTCAAGGCAACATCAGACGGACTGGCGGCAGGCTTGGCCCTAAAAACACGATCAAGCCGGGGCCGAAGTCACCGCGCACCAAGATGAATCGTGCGATCGATAATGTGATCAAAAAGGGCAAAGCCCTAAAGGGATCGGCTGACAAGTTGCGCGGTGTAAAGAAGCAGGCTGATGCACTGCGGGGCCGGATGCTTAAAGAAGACAAGGGCCGATTGGGCAAGGCGCTATCAAAACCGTCAGTAACGGATAAGCGCAGCCGAGATTATGGCGGGCGGTTGACGAAAGGAGCACGGGGCCAGGATCCAGCAACTGGCGGGAAGAAAGGCAAGGCCAAACCAGCCGCAGCAAAGCCAGCAGCAGCAAAGACAAAGCTCAAGCGGTCAGGGCAAAAAATCAGGGTAAATAGTTTGGCGACCAATAAAGAGCAGGGGCGCAAAGGCATCGCAAGCATGTCATCGCGGGCCAAAGCAGCCCGAAAAGGTGATGTTGCCGAAAGGAAGTCGGGAAGAATGAGCAGAATTGCTGAAAGGCAGTCTGAAATCGTCGCAAGACGCCAAGGCCGGAGGGCTAGCAATTACAACCCCGATGGAACTTTTAATCAATCAACAGCTAACGCAAACCAGCGCAGGCTCGGTCGGTCGAAACAGCTGCAAGAAAAGCTCAGATCTGCGGGTGGCGGTAAAAACATTGCATCAAAAGCGCTATCTAAAGGCCGGAAACCAGCAGCAGCGAAACCAGCCGCAGCGAAGCGCCGTGGAGCGGTGGGCAAGATCAGCGAGGCAAAAGCTGGCCGGATCGTGGCGAGGATGGATGCACAACGCGGACGAAAGGCGCTGCCTGGCAGACGTAACGCAAATTTCGTAAGGACAGCCGAAAGGCGGTCTCAGTTCATCCTGAAGCCTGCGGCAACTGCTCGCAACAAAGGGAAGGCAATCAGCGTCAATGAATCGGTGCAGAAGGCTGTCTCTAATGCCGCCAAACGCCGGAAGCCTAAACGTCGCAGGAGCTGACCTGCTACGATTTTTCATTCATAGGTTCCCCAGACCTCACTCCTTGCAGGGAGTGGGGTTTTTTAATGCTTATAAGCCGCAGCTGCTTTTCGTGCATTTGCCTGCCGCAGCTGCTTACGGTGCGATTCCACCAAGTGATACGACGACACGTTGCAGCAGCTGGTGATCCCTTCCTCTGTCAGGCACACCCTCACGCAATCGTCTGCGGTGGCGCTTACGTCTAGATCGTCCATGCCTCTTTTGATGCCTCTTGCTAAGTTAATGCCGAACGCATCCCCAGCACCATGGAAGAATTTTTGAGCGCTCTTGACGCGCTGATCGAAGAAACTGAAGGGCTCAGCGTGATTGAGCTTGTCGGCGCGTTGGAACTAGCCAAAAACGACATCATCGCCGGGCTTGCAGTGGCTGAGCTGCTGACTGAAGACGGTGAAGAGGCAACAGCATGACCCGGCCTGTTGTGACCGCTGTTGGCCGTTTGTTGCAGTCAAAACACGGTGAACCGCGAAAGCATCAGTTGATTCAAGTTGATGCGAATGGCCGCGCCAAAATTATCAAAGATGAACCGGCCTAAACTGTTAGCAAAAGGCGGCGGCAGCATTGGGCTATCAATCAACGGCACGGAATAGAGTTAAAACCTCAAAGGTTGTAAATGTCTATGACCCAAATCAGGCATGGGTTGACCAAGAACCACACTGGGAGCTGATTGAGTGCTTGCTGACAGGCACTTATGGCATCAGGAAAGAGGGGCGTAAATACCTCCCGCAGGAACCGCGTGAGCAAGATGATGCCTACCAAAACAGACTGCTTCGCAGCACGCTGCAACCGTATTACGTCAGGCTTGAGCGGCTGCTGGCCGGGATGCTTGCCCGCAAGCCGGTAAAGCTGAATGACATCAGTGACGGCATCCGTGAGGACTTATTTGATGTTGACCGGCAAGGAAATGACCTGAACACTTGGGTATATGAAACAGCCCGTAAGGCGATCCGATATGGTCATGTTGGCGTTTTGGTTGATGCACCATCAGACGGGAACGGCAGGCCGTATTGGTGCAGCTATGACCCGCGCAGCATTTTGGGATGGCGCACTGAAACGCAAGACGGCAAGCCCCGGCTTGTCCAGCTCAGGCTAAAAGAACAGGTGACCGAGCCTGATGGAGAATACGGCGAAAAAACAGTTAATCAGGTGAGAGTATTGACGCCAGGATATTACGAGCTGTTCAGGCAAGATGAGGGGAAAGAGTACAAATTGTTTGAGGAAGGCAAAACAAGCCTTAGCGAAATACCGTTTTCAGTTGCATACAGCAACCGCGTCAATTATCTGCAATCAAAGCCGCCAATGGAAGACATTGGTGAATTAAACATCAAGGCGTATCAAGTTCAATCAGATTTAGACAATATTCTTCACGTCGCGGCTGTTCCGATGTTGGCCATTTTTGGTTTCCCGCAATCAGCAGAGGAGATTAGTGCCGGGCCAAATGAAGCGCTTGCGCTGCCTGAAGGCGCATCAGCGCAATACATTGAGCCAGGCGGGGCCAGCTTTAACGCATTGTTCCAGCGGCTGGATCAGATCGAAAAGCAGATCAATGAGCTGGGCTTGGCCAGTGTGCTGGGCCAAAAGCTATCGGCTGAAACTGCTGAATCAAAGCGCATCGATCGCAGCCAAGGCGATTCAACGATGATGGTGATCGCCCAAAATATGCAGGACATGATCGACAACTGCCTGCGGTTTCATGCTGATTATCTGAACGACACATCACCCGGCAGCGCATTGATCAACCGTGATTTCATGGGCTCCCGTATGGACCCGAGCGAAATCAAAGCATTGCTTGAGCTTTATTTGGCCGGCACCATCACGCAATCGACGTTGTTGACGCAACTTGAGGCCGGTGAAGTGCTTGGTGATGACTTTGACCTAGAGGAGGAGCTTGAGGCAACGGCTGCCGGTGGCCTGCAGGAATGAGCACCCCGTCTGAGTTTTATCGGCACGCTGTTGACCTAAATCGATTTAGCAATGCTGAGGCAAAGCAGATTGCGATTGCTTACAACCGATTGATTTTGCAGGCTGTCGCGGAGCTGCAGATTCTGGTCGAAGATGAGCGAGCCTTTGACCGTCAGACACGTCTTAGGGAGATCGTTAGGCAGCTACGGGCAAGCCTCAACAATTGGGCAGGCGAAAGCTCTGCATTGTTAGTGGGTGAGCTTCAAGGGCTTTCAGCGTTTGAAGAGCAGTTTGTCAGGGCGCAACTGCTGGAGATGGTGCCAGAGCGGCTAGCTGATCAGGTGAAAGCGCTGCAGATCGATCCTGCTTTTGCTCGCGCTGTCGTGATGACAGACCCAATCGAGATTGGCTTGAATGTTCTGTCTGACGACCTGCTGGAAGCCGTAGGGCCATCACCGACAACGTTCAGACTGACTGCGACTCAAGGCGCTCAAATCACGCTTCCGAATGGCTCAACCGTATCGAAAGCGTTTAGGGGGATCGCTGAATCTCAAGCCGAGCTGTTCACCAAAACCGTGCAGTCTGGATTTCTAGCGGGTGACTCAGGGCCGCAGATGGCGAGGCGCCTAAAGGGCCGTTTGAAATTTGCTGATTTTGGGCCGTTGTCAGTGCGGCAACTAGCGCAGGCAGGCGGGCAGCTCACAGCAGTGGCCAATCATCAGGTAAACACGCTGGTGAGGACCAGTGTTAATCAGGTGGCAAATGCGGTCAGCCAAGCCACCTACAAGGGCAATGCCGAGATTACTGAGAAATACAAATACGTTGCGACGCTTGATTCCCGCACATCGGCACGATGCAGGGCGTTAGATCAACAGGTGTTTGAGTACGGCAAAGGGCCAACACCACCGCAGCATTTCAACTGCAGATCAACGACCGTGCCAGAGATCGATTATGCAGCGCTAGGGATGCCTGAGCCACCACCGAGTGCAATACGAAGGCCAGGCATCATCTCAGGGCCGATGAGCAAAGCAGCCAAGACGCGGACGGTCCCGGCAAATCAGTCTTATGGGGAATGGTTGCAGGAACAAGGCGACGACATAAAGCGCGATGTTTTGGGGCCGAGCAGGATCCCCTACTGGAACAAGCTGGTGAAGAAATACGGGTCAGAAGATGCAATCCGCAAGTTTTTAGCAACTGACGGTTCAGAGCTGACGCTGAAGCAGCTGAAAGCAAGGTACGGGCAGCCGTAGGATGAGAGCAGCAGCAACTTAGCCATGAAATGCGGCGGTTATAAGAAGCCAAAAGGCAACAAGAAAGGCGGCAAGAAGAAATGAGAAAAGGTCAACGGGTCAGTTGGGTTTATCAAGGCAAGCGCACTTTTGGCACTGTTACCGCAATGGGCGGCGCCAGGGCTGCAATCAAAGGGCCTAAAGGCGGCAACATCGTTAGGGTTGGCACTGCAGATGACCCAGTGATCAAGATCAAGTCAGAATCAACAGGCAACCCAGTCCTTAAGCGTCGATCACAGTTGAAGTCAGCACCAAAAAGAAAGTAGGATATTGGCGTAAATAAACCTTACGGGTTTCACATGACCGACGAGATTACGTCTCAAGAGCAAGAACAACCAACAGCCAACGTTGAAGCGCTAAGGAATAGCGTTGAAGCGTTAGAGCGAAAGAATTATGAGCTGATCGGCAAGCTAAACAAAACAAAGGCCGCTGATGTTGACGTTCAGGCGTTGATTGATTTCAAGGCCAACGCCGAGCAACAGCAGCTTGAGAGCAAAGGCCAATACGCCGAGGCCAAAGCTGCACTTGAGCAGCAGTTCAGGGAATCAGCTACTGAGAAAGATCAACAGATCAAGGAGCTGACCAACCGAGTGCAAGAACTTGAGTTGATGGCACCAGCCGTCAGCGCATTGTCTGATGTGGTCCATGATCCGCAATTGGTGCTGAACACGCAGCTAAAACGCGACCAAATCCAGCGCGAGCCTGATGGCACTGTCGTGGTAGTCGAAGGCTATGAGCGCACCCCAGTAGGAGAATGGGCGAAGGCTAAAACACCGGCATGGATGCAAAAAGCACCGAAGCCGCAGGGGTCTGGTGCGCCATCGTCTAGGGCCAGCGGTGAGATCACGCCAGGCACAAAGAACCCGTTCAGCGCTGAAAGCTTCAACCTCACAGAGCAGTCACGGTTGTATAAAACAGATCGTGATTTGTACGAACGGCTAAAAAATGCCGCAAACCGCTAATATGTAGCGAAGGTGAAGCTACGCAGAGCCGCAAGGGTTACGCCCGAAAAATAAACAACCATTTTTTAGGAGGTAGTCATGGCGGTTCTGCGCTCTGACATCATCATTCCGGAGATTTTTACTCCGTATTTGATCGAAGAATCAACACGCCGCGACGCATTTTTGCAAAGCGGTGTTGTGCAACCATTGGCGCAACTCAATGCGTCTGAGGATGGCGGCGATTTCGTCAACATCCCGTTTTACAACGCAAATTTGGCGGGTGACTTTGAAGTTCTGTCTGACAGCTCTTCACTGACCCCAGGCAAGATCACAGATGACAAGCAAGTTGGCGTGGTGCTGCATAGAGGGCGTGCGTTTGAATCGCGTGACCTTGCAGCTCTTGCAGCTGGGTCCGACCCAATGGCAGCCATTGGCCAGAAAATGGCCAATTATGTGAACCATCAGCGTCAAAAAGATCTGCTCGCCTGTCTTGATGGTGTGTTTGGCTCGGTCAATAACACTTCATCTGCGGCGGCATTCTTTGATCTAACGATCGACGGTGAATCTGGCGACACTCCAACATCGCTCAGCCCCCGTCAGGTTTCGCAGGCCCGTGCATTGCTCGGTGATCAAGGCGAAAAGCTGAATACGATCTGTATGCACTCAAAGACCTATTACGAATTGGTCGAACGTCGTGCTGTGGATTACGTCAAGGCAACAGATGTAGCCGGCGGTGATGCAACTGCATCCGGCGGTTCAATCGCTAATGCCTACGGTGACGTGACAGTTCCCACCTACCTGGGAATGCGCGTGATCGTTTCAGACGATGTGAGCACGGTTGGATCTGGGGCATCGACTGAATACGCGGTTTACATGTTCTCTCAGGGCAGCGTTGGCAGCGGCGAACAGGCTGGTATTCAGACTGAGACTGATCGCGACATCTTGCAAAAGTCTGATGCAATGTCAATTGACCTTCATTATGTCTACCACCCAGTGGGCGCAAAGTGGGCCGTGACTACTGCGAATCCAAACCGCACCCAGTTGGCTACTGTCGCCAACTGGTCGAAGGTTTACGAGTTGAAAAATCTCGGAATCGTTCGTGCCACCGTCGTCTCTTCAATGGATTAATCAATCATGGCAAGCTTTTTTGAAACATCCGCCGGCCTAGCCATTGGCTACACCTCCGGCGGGGCTGTAACCCAGCTCACAAGCAAGGCAACAGCCGTAACCGTGAACGCTCCATCAGGAGCAATCACGACTCACAACGCATCACTAGCGGGCAACGCTGAGGCGACTTTTACCGTCAGCAATAGCTTTGTTACTGCTAGCGATGTTGTTTTGGTCAGCGTCCAATCAGGCGCGAGCACCGGTCTTTACTTGGCGTTTGTGTCTGCCACTGCTGCAGGCAGTTTTGACGTAACCCTTTCAAACCTCGCTTCTACCGCTGGCGAGGTTGTGGTGGTCAACTTTGCAGTAATGAAAGCCGCAGCCGCATAATCATGGGGCTCTACGCTTTTAGAAGGGCGAAGGAGCAGGAAGCAGCAGCAGCCACCGCCAAGGCTGCCGCTGCTCCGGCACCGGAGGAGACCAGCAAAAAAGGATCGACTGATGGCAGTAGCAATCGTGGCAACAACAGGAGCCGCAAACGCAAATTCATACCTGACGCTGGCTGACGCTGATGCGTTGGTTGATGCAATGGTCTTAAGTTCTGACGCCTCTGAATGGGCGAACGGTGACGCTGACTCACGCAATAGAGCGCTTGCGGCTGCTGCGCAGCGTCTAGATCGTGAGCGGTTTCTTGGGGCTCGCGCAACTGATACGCAGGCATTGCAATGGCCACGAACAGGGGTGCGAAAGCCTGACACCTACTCAAGCCGATATTCAACCGGGTTCCCTTTTACGATTACAGCTGATTACTACACGGATACCGAGATCCCAGATCAGATTCAGCGGGCTCAAATTGAGCTGGCAATTTATCTAAACAAAAACAAAGACGGGATCAGCCTGAGTGGCCTTGAAGACTACAAAAGCGTGTCGATTGGCAGCATTAGCGTGACGCCAAACCTGACATCAGGGGCCATTGGAGCTGACCGCGTGCCGCCAATGTACGAAAGATTGCTTACCGGCCTTAGGATTAGCGGACCGGGCAACATCGCAATTCGAAGGAGCTAATCATGGCAAAAGGATTTGGGCAGGGAGACGTGGGAATTGATTATGGCGTTGGCGCGGAAGTGATTACAGATACGGCGGCGCATACCGGCCTTTTCAAGCATATTGATTTTTTCGAAAACACAACAATCACGGCTCTTACGAGCAAGAACTACACGGGTAACTCGTTAGACGGCGAAACCTTGCCAAGCGGCTTCCATATAGTTGGTGTTTTCACAAGCATTCAGCTTCAGAATGGGGCTTGCATTGCTTACCGCATCTAATGGCCCTTGCTGATTCGCTGCAAAAAGCTGCCTCTAAGGTGATCACCCGTTTTGGGGGTGAGGTAAAAGTTCGGTACATATCCACAGAGGGGTATGACACTGCAACGGGCACCATTAGGGAGTCAGACACTTATGTCAGTGCAAAAGGCATTGTCGAGGGCGTTACGTCGCGAGAGGTGAACGAGCTTGTCCAAGCTGGTGACAAGCGTTTAACGATTGCTGCTCTTGATCTGTCAGTTGCCCCGCAGGTGAAAGACAGAATTACGATCGAAGGGGTTATGCACCAAGTTATCGAGATAAGAAAGCAAGAGCAGGACAATAAGCCAATCACCTATGAGCTAATTTTGAGGGCATAGCAATGGCACGGCAAATTGACTTAGGCGACATTTCAAAGCTTGCAGAAGATGAGCTTGAGGAGCTGGTCATTTTTGCGGCAAAGGTTTGGGAAGGTCAGGTAAAAGAAAAAACGCCGGTTGATACAGGCGTACTGAGAGGCAACTGGCGTCAAGTGAAAATCAGCAAAACACGAATCGAGATTCAAAATAATTTGCCTTATGCCGAGCCAGTGGCCTACGGGGAGAACCTGCCACCATCTTGGGGCGGCGTTTACCGCACTAGGCAAAACCCGCCAACGATCCCTGGCTACCCAGACATATTGGGCAAGGAAATCGCGGCGTTTCAGATCCCAGCCAGAATTGAACTAATAAGACGAAAGAATCGCTAATGGCTGCTGTTGATCTCAATACCGTGCGAGCAGTGATTGAGGGGCGCCTTGCGACTGAGCTGGCGCTTTCACCCGCAATCCCGGTCGTATTCCATAACATGCCAAACAAGCCGGCCCCCCGTTCGTCCTGGGTTCAATGCCTTGTTCAGTTTGGCGGGAATCAATATCTGAGCCAGGGCATCGCAACCAGCGGCAGCACAAAAGTGATTGGTGTTTTGCTGCTGAATATCTTTACCCCTAAAGGCGTTGGTCCTGGGGCTAATTACGTGATTGGGAAACGCATCCGAGATCTCTACAATAGAGCCATAGTTTCTGGCGTCTTCTTTGACGCTGCTAACGGCCCTGCAGTTGTGGATTCCCCTCAACCGGAACCGTTTTTCCAAACAAGGGTTTCCGTGACCTTTGAATTTATCGAGGATCTTTGACCAATGGCAACAATCAGAGGTGAGCAGGGCGCCGTTCAATTCGACGCCGCCGGTAGCTCTAACGCAACTATTGTGGGCACCCGCAGTTGGTCGCTAAGCATTACAAAGGAAACGCTGGACACGACCAAACACGGCGACACCGCTCGGAGTTTTATTGGCAGCCTGATTTCAGGATCTGGGACTGTTGAGCTGGTTTACGACCCAGAGGCAACAGGCCAAGCGGGATTTATTGAAGATGTGCTTACGGCTGCTGATCCATCAGACGCGACGTTTGAGCTGTTCACTACTGGCACATCAGCTGGAACTGATTCAGTGAGTTTTGCCGGCATCATTACAGACGCTGAGATTTCATCAGCTGTTGGTGATTTGGTGACCGTAAGCTGCAACTTTGTGACGAGCGGCGCCATTACCGGAAACCTTGAATAAGCTAGGCTTCTATTAAAGAAAGCCTATTCATGTCAAGAAATCGCCCGGTTGATTTGCTGGTTGGGGAATTTGACCTCAACCAGCGGCGTAAATTTGATGTCAAGAATGCAGACGGCAAGACCGTAATCAGTTTGTATTTCAAGCCGATCACAAGGGCAGACCGTAAGAAATCGCAGCAACTGGCCGGCACTGATGAAGCGTTAGATTTAAGCACTCAGATGCTGTGCCAAATGGCAGAGCTAGAAGACGGGAGCAAAGCATTTGCACCAGCTGACGCGCCAAAGCTGCAGCGGCAGTTACCTGAAAGCGTGCTAAATGATCTTGAGCTGTTCTTGTTTGGTATTGGCGAAGAGGCCAGCCTTGAAGACGCAAAAAACGACTGAAGCAGGATGGGTGGCTCTTTTTTGAGTTCCACCTGGCCTGCGAATTAAGCATGACTGTTAGCAGACTGCGGACAGAGCTGACCGATGCTGAGATGGTGCATTTTGCGGCGTATTACGAGCTAAAGGCAGAGAAAGAGCAGGAAGCAATGGACCGCGCAAAAAGAGGAGGCCGGTAGAATAGGGCCATGGCTGAGTCGATCGTCAAGCTTATTGTTGATGCCACGCAGGGCATCAGATCGCTTGGGCGGTTCAAAAAAGCAACGGCGGAAGCAGCCAAAAAAACAGAGCTGTTGCAAAAGGCCGTTAGGGCTCAAGCGAGAGCTACGACATTCGCAAAGCAAAAGGTTGCAGAATTTGGCAATGCCGCCAAAGCCGCTTTTGGCAAGGCGGAAAAGGCTGCGCAGAAATACCAATCAAAGCTTGGCGGATTAAAAGGCGCGATCGTGTCGCTCGGCGTGGCAGCGCTAACAAAGCGAATGATTGGGCAGGCAGCAAGCTTCGCCCAGACACAAGTAAGGCTGAAGGCGCTGTCAACGGAATATGGCGAGTTCGGGCAAATCCAGCAGCTAGTAAAAGATAACGCCAAAACGTTTAATCAGTCTCAGGCTGAGTCAGCTAGCAACTTTTCAGACGTTTACGCAAGGTTAAGGCCGCTAGGGACTTCGCTTGAAGATATTCAAACGGTCTACAAAGGCTTTAATGCAACAGCATTGGCAAGCGGCACTAGCGCGGCGGCAGCGAGCGGGGCGTTTCTTCAGTTAAGCCAAGCGCTTGGCAGCGGCAGACTTCAAGGCGATGAATTTAGGTCAATTGCGGAGCAAGTGCCAGGCATTTTAAGGCTGGTTTCTGATGAAATGGGCGTCACTGTTGGAGAGCTGAAACAGCTTGGAAGTGATGGCAAGATCACGTCAGACATTCTGATCAATTCTTTGGCGAAAGGATTTGAAGAGAATAAAGACAAAATTCAAGCATTATTGGCTGAATCTCCGGCCCAAAAATTCAAGGAATTCAGCAATGCTACCAGCGAACTAAGTAACGCAATTGGAACTGAATTGCTACCAGTTGTGACGCCAGTAGTGCAAGAGCTGACCAAACTGCTTAAGGCTGCTGGCGATTTGCCAGGCCCAATTAAGACAGCCGGGGCAGCTTTAATCGGCTTGTCAGCGGTAGTCCTTGCGCTGGCATCGCCTGTTGGCGCTCTTGTAAAAGGAATTGCAGCATTTGCACCAGCAGCGACAGCAGGGGCAGGAGCTGCGAAGCTTTTGGCAGGTGCGATGGTGATACTTAAGGGAGCAATGCTGGCGTTGCCGTGGGTGGCAGCAGCCGCAGCTGTTGGGGGGCTGATAGCTCTAACCGTAAATTATTACAAAGAGCAAAACAAGTTAAACAGAATCATTGAAGGTGGCGCTACTTCCGTCAATGAGATGAAAACAGCGCTTGACTCTAAGTCAAAAGCGCTTGCAGAAGCAGAAGCAAAACTTAGCAAGCTTGAAAGGACTGGGATATCAAATTCACGATCAGTAAATGCTCAAAAGAAAAAAGTAAGAGAGCTGAAAGAAGAACTTGAAGGTATAAAAGGCGTTTATGACGCAGAGATAAGAATAAGAACAATTTTTGAAGGCATGGGCCTTGACCCCTCTGCCCTTGATAGAGGCGTTTACGGTCCTGGCTTGCCAGAACTGCCTAAGCCCAAGCCAACAAAGCCGCCAGCGTCAACCGGCACCGGCGGCACAGCGAAAGGCCCGGAAGACATCTCAAGTGAGATGCAGGCGCTACTGCTTAAAGAACAAGAGCTCAGATTTTCTAATGACGAGCTAGCTCAAAGTAAAATACAAAAAGAAATAGAAATCCAGCGGATACTAGAATCTCAGTTGCAGCCACGAGAGAAAAATATTGCGTTAATCAAAGCGCAAAACGATGAACTTTTTAGGACTTCAAGCATCTTTAGCGAAAACTTCAAAAAAGCCGTTGAAGTGGACGATCAAATTAAAAAAACTGCGATCAATGCAGTAAAAGCCGCGATCTCTCAGGCAGCAGAAATTGACGCACAAATCGAAGCGCAAGGCGAAAAGATGAATGCGCTTTATGCTTCAATCGGCCAGACAATTTCAACCGGCATTGTTGATAGCTTGACTGCTGCTGTTGATGGCACCAAGTCGCTGGCAGAGGTTGCGTCAAATACTCTCAGAAGCCTTGCCAACATCATGCTCAAGTTTGGTCTTCAAACGTTCCTTGGTGGTCTTGGCGGAGGTGACCCCAGCAGCATTTTCACCAAGCTCTTTGGTGGAGGCAGGGCCAGCGGTGGCAGCGTTGCTGGCGGCAAGTCTTACATAGTGGGCGAAAGAGGGCCAGAAATCTTCAGTCCGGGGCGTAGCGGCAGTATCGCGCCAAACGGCGCAATGGGTGGCGTTAATGTTGGGACGATCAACATTCAGGTTGAAAACACAGGCGATCAGTTGAACCCTGCAGCACAAAAGCGGCTAGCTGGTCAGGTTCAAGGTATCGTGTTATCAACGCTGGCTAATGAGCGCCGCAGCGGAGGAATACTTTGATGGCGTACATCCAATTTAATGACATACCGCTTGATCCATCGCTTACTCAAGAGCGTTCACAGCGTGTTCAGCGTGCTCAATTTGGCGATGGTTACAGCCAGGTTCTGACGGATGGCTTGAATGCAGAGCAGGAAAAATGGCAGTGTCAGACGACTCCTCTGACCTATCCAGAAATTAACTCTATTGAAAGTTTTTTGTTGGAACAAAAGGGGCAAGCAATCCTCTGGACCCCACCGTTCAGTACCAAAACATTTTCTAAGCCGTTTGCTTCTGGCCAACTCAAGCTTGGCTATACAAATTTAAGTGATTTGACTTTGACTGGATATACAAGGCCAACTAATTACACGGCCAATCTTGTAACGGGTGTTCTAACGTCTGTTGACATTGCTGATGGAACGGCAATTCCAATTTCGCTGACACTTGCCGCTAAGAATTTTCTATTGTCTGATGGCTGGACAATTAACACCTTGAGTTCAGCTTATGCTCGATTGTCGTTTAGCTTGACGAGGGTTTATGTATGACGCAAACGCCTCCTAACGCTGAAGTTTTTAAGCCAGAGCTGCCGCAGATTATTGATCTGTTTACGCTCGACATTACAGCAATTTTGCCTTCTGGCTCGTCAGACCAAGCGATTTATAGGTTTGCAAATTGGTCACAAGTTAATGGCGCTGATGTTGTTTATCAAACGAACACTTATACGGCGTTGCCTCTAGAGGCATCAGGGTTTGAGCTAAACACCAAAGGGCAGTTGGCGCGTCCAAGCTTGACGTTTGCAAACGTAGGTCTTGGCATTACCGCTTTGACCAACACTTATGAAGATCTGGTTGGCGCAACGGTCCAGAGGATTCGCACGTTAACGACTTACCTTGACGGTGCTGAAGCTGCTGATCCAAACGCTTATTGGGGACCAGACGAGTGGGTTGTTGAGCAAAAAAGCAGCGAGACTAAGCTAGCGGTATCTTTTCAGCTAACAATTCCGTTTGATCTTGAAGGGCGTTCGTTGCCTGGTCGTAGGCTATTGCGTGAGCAATGTCAGTGGAGATATAGGAGCAATATTGGTTGTCATTACGATGGGACTGATTATTTTAATGCTAATGATCAAAGTGTTGCCAGTCTTAGCAATGATGTTTGCGGAAAACGTTTAACCAGTTGTCAACTAAGGTTTGGTAATACGTCAAGGCTGCCATTTGGTGGCTTTCCTGGTCTTACGGACGCAATGGGCTAAACGATGCTTTCTCAGTACAACAATCCGATTACGGGCGAACAGCAAGCAAGCATTCGTGCTTATGCAGAAGCCGCTCATCCTGTTGAGGCTTGTGGCTTTGTGCTTGCTGATGGAACGGTTGTCGAATGCACCAACACCGCAACACAGCCTGACACGTTCGTTATCAGTGCAGAAGAGACGGCTTTGTACTTGGATGATGCCGTTGCTTCATGGCATAGCCATGCAGATTACGCGGACATGAGCTTTGCGGACATCAATGCAGCTAAAGCATTGAATTTGCCTTATGTGGTTTTTAACTGTGCCAGCACAGAGTTTTATTACTTTGATCCGCGCCAATCAGCAGGCTTAGTGGGGCGTCCGTGGATGTATGGCGGTTATGACTGCTATTCAGCGGTTCGTGACTGGTACGCGCAACAGATGGGCGTTGAGATGGCTGATTATGAGCGTCTGTACGAGGGCGAATGGGCGCAACGTGGCTTCACGCATTTCGAGGACAACTTTGCGGCTGAAGGCTTCATCAGGATCCCTAGGACAGTTGATCTGGAGCGTGGGGATGTGCTGCTGTTCCGGATAAGGAATGACCACACCTGTAACCACGTTGCTGTGATTGAGGACGTAGAGGCCAATCAGATTTACCAGCACTTGGTTGACCGAGACTCAGCGATAATGGCTTACAGCGGCTATTTCCGCGATAATACGT